TGGACAAGATAAAAAGTTTTTAATTTATGCCCCAACTGAACCAGAAATAACATATGATATTCCAGATACTCGTGAAGGCTGGGTAGAGTCTGTAAGGATGCTTTTAAATTCATACCTTCGTCCTAATCAAAATATTCAGTTGTTCAACTATGACCTTATCCGCCCTCTAGGAGCACCCATAAAAGGCTTTGGAGGCGTTGCAAGCGGTCCACAGCCACTTATTGATCTCCATACACGGATTCGTAAAGTTATTGGCTCTAGGGCTGGAGAAACGCTTGATTCTCGTGCAATTGTAGACATCATTAATCTAATTGGAACATGCGTTGTTTCTGGAAATGTTCGTCGTTCTGCAACACTTGCTCTAGGTGGAGCAGAAGATAAAGATTTTATGAATCTTAAAAATGCAGAGGTATTCCCAGATCGCAACTCATATGATCCAGAAAATCCAGGATGGGCTTGGATGTCTAATAACTCTATTGCTGCTGAAGTAGGAACAAGATATGAAGACTATGTTGATCTTATTGCTGACAATGGAGAGCCAGGATTTATTTGGCTTGATGTTGCTCGTAACTATGGTCGTCTTGCAGATCCAGCAGATGGAAAAGATTATCGTGTTATGGGATTCAACCCTTGTGCGGAGCAGCCATTGGAGTCATACGAATTATGTACACTTGTAGAAGTACATTTAAATCGTCATGAATCCAAGGAGGACTTCCTCAAGACGTTGAAGTTTGCATATCTTTATGGAAAGACTGTAACTTTGATGCCAACACACTGGCAGCAAACAAACGGAATTATGCAACGTAATCGCCGTATTGGAACATCTCTAACTGGCATTGCATCGTTTGCTGATCAAAAGGGGTTGCCTACAGTTCGTGAATGGATGGATGAAGGTTACAAAACAATTCGTAAATACGATCACTCATATTCTGAGTGGCTATGTGTTCGTGAATCAATTCGTGTAACAACTGTTAAGCCATCAGGTTCTGTGTCTATTCTTTCTGGCGCCACCCCTGGAGTTCACTGGGCACCAGGAGGAGATTACTTCCTTCGTGCTATTCGCTTTGGCGAAACAGATCCAATGCTTCATTTATTTAAAGCAGCAGGGTATAAGATTGAAAAAGATCTAGTATCTGCAAATACACAGGTCGTATACTTTCCAGTACACTCTGGACATCCAAGATCTGAAAAAGATGTAACATTATTTGAAAAGATTGGCCTTGCTGCTACAGCACAGAAGTATTGGTCTGACAATGGTGTTTCTGTAACATTATCTTTTGATAAAGAAACTGAAACAAAAAATATTGCTCCAGCACTACATATGTATGAAGGACAGTTAAAGGCAGTTTCATTCTTGCCTATGGGAAATCATACTTATCCGCAGCAGCCTTATACTCAAATTACAAAAGAAGAGTACGAGTCCTACATTGGTCAAATATCAAAGATTAACTTTGATGCTATTTACAACGGTGTAGAAAATCTAGAGGCTCAGGGAGAAATGTATTGCACAACAGATGCCTGTGAGATTAAAATAAAATAAAACGGCTATGGTAAAATAGTGTAGGAGATACTATGACTGTTTTATCAAATCTATACGTAGAAAAAGTAATTGCAGAACATCCAATTGCCGTATGGATGCTCAATGAGCAGGTAGACTATATCTCTTTAATTACTGATTCAAATAGGCAAATATATACTGGTGGGCAATGGACAGTTACAGGTGCAACCGCCACATTGGAAAGTAGTCCACCAGCAGAAGTTCCTTTTTCTAATTCAGTAACTACAAAAATATCTGGAGCAGTTAACGTAACTGCAACTATAACAAATGCTGTCGGAGATGGAACTCAAATAACATATACTGCAGCAAATACTTTTTCTGCTGGCCAACTAGTTGATATTACTGGGCTAACTATTACTAGTGGTGCAAGTTTAAATTTATCAAATGCAATAATTGCTACAGCATCATCAACTCAGTTTACTGTTCTTAGTCAAACAATAGGAACTGCGACATTACAAAACGGTTTGGCAAAAAGACGCATAGTTGGTAAAAGCGTATTTGCATTGCCAACGGCATCTATGGATTCATCTCTATCCAACTTTTGTATTTCTGGTTATTTGTATGTTGATGGTGGATTCGTAGATTCATTTGCTTTTGGATATCAGTACGATGACTCAGTTAGTGGTTTAACCTATTATGTTGAAGAAATAATTGATATAAATGCTTTTAATGTTGATCAATGGATACATTTTGCAAAAACTTTTGAGCAACCACCTGTAGGATCAACAAATGTTAAAATGATGTTTAGAACCATAAATAGCAATGCAGGATCTGCTGGAGATTATGATTTTTATATAAATGGCTTAAGTTTAGGACAATGGTCTGAAGATTTTACACACATATCTTTGGGCACAACTGGTTCAACAATTTCATCATCAATTGATTTACCAAGCACATTAAAAGTTATTGATGCCCCAGCATATGGTTCAAGTTCAAAGACGGGATATTATGTTGTAGGAGATGCAAAACCATTTGCAAAAAACTTTGGAGTCCCGTTAGTTTATGGTTCTTCTAATGTAACAAAGATATATCCAAATGTAGTTGGGGGAACCACTTACCCATCTTTAATTTTTCCAGGATATGGGTTTTTAAATCAATCTGGAAAATATAATGAATATACTGCTGAGATGTGGATATCTGTTAACTCAGATGCATCAACTCCACGAAGAATTTTTGGTCCAATTTCTGGAACAGATGGTCTTTATATAGAAGGTGGATTTTTAACTTTTGTTATAGGTAAAAAATTTGCATCATACTTTGTTGGCGAGTGGTATCGTCCAATGCTTATTCATGTTAGACTAATTCGTGATAATGTTACTGTACTTGTAAATGGAGAAGAAGTTATTAATATTCCTTTTATAGATTCAGACGTATCATATCCAAGTGAATTTAATGGCGTTAAAAATAGAAACTGGTTAGGCTTTTATGCCTATGCAGATACTCAACCATTTAGCGTAGATTCTTTTGCTCTTTATTCATACCCAGTCCCAAATGAAGTTGCAAAGAGAAGGTTTGTTTGGGGCCAAGGCGTAACCCCACCAGAACTACAAAATTCATTTTTAAATTCTACAACAGCATACGCAGATTATAGTTTTTCTGATTATGCAGTAAATTATAACTATCCAAATTTTGCAAATTTTAGACAGGGATATTACAGCAATGTATTGGCAAATACTACATCTCTTGAGTTGCCAGAATATAGTTTGCCAACATTTTATTTAGGATCTAAAAATCAACAGACTTGGTATGACAATATGCAAACTGCAGAGTCTGCTTTTACAGATAAAGCATTTTGGTTCAGGCCAGACGTTTCTTGGAACTCTGAAACATGTTATATATATTTTGACAAACTTGCTACATTAAATGATAACGTAGAATCATTTTATGGATTATTTGAATTAACCAATACTGCAATAAACAATCAAGTATTAATTAAAGCAATTAATAATATTACTAATGACTATTTACTTGTTAAGGTTGATGGAGCAACATTAAAATATATTGTAAATATTTCTGGAGTAGAAACAATACTAAAAACAGATACATTAACAATAAACACTAAGTTTGTTGCAGGTATAAACCTAACAAATTTTGCAAAGCAAAACGTACTTGGAATAAATAAATTGTTGTCTGATCAGTTTAATGTTTCTGTTTATTTAGGGGGAGACACAACTAATACCTTTACTGGATACATTTACAAATTCGGATTTGATGCCTTATACAATAATAATAAAGTTAAAGCACTTTATAATGATAATGGCATTTTCTTATACTCTAATTCTTCTAATATTTTATCTCACACATCAAACTATACTTTAGTACCTATTCAAAAATATGGAACATTTTTTGCTGATATAGCAATAGCGGGGTATTGGGAAGACTACGTTCCATTGTCATATTTTGCTAAATATGTAAGAGACTATGAAGAAGAGCAGCATTACGATTTAGATCAAATACAGTTCAATGTTGACTATCCAGAACCAATAGAAACTAGCGCAATAGAGTCAGTATCCTCTTGGTCGTATCAGGATTTATTAAATGAATTTAGTAACCCAGATATATTGACATATGAAGACTTGGCAAACTCATATTATACAACTTGGGATGATTATGAAGATATGTCTCAAAACTCTATTAAGTATTATTACTACGATACGTCTACTGCTAGTGTAAGAACATTTGTATCTTTTCAAAAAATTATTAATGGGGCTAATGAAAATTTAGTTAATTTTACAAACTTTGACGTTCCAAGAGTAAGCGGAGTCTTAGATACTGATGCAGTTACCACGCCTTGGGAAGATACTGCTTTTGAGGTAGTAGATGGAACTATTATTTATCCACCTAAAAAATATAATGATTTAACTGATGTAGACTTTAATGATCTAGCATTGGTATCACATATAGAATTTAAGATTGATGGAATAATCCACAATCCAATAAGGCTTAGAGACTTAGAGTTGGCGTCTCAAGTATATGAAAGAACCAGTCTTACAGAGATTGGTACAAAATATGGTGTACCAATTTTCCCATATCACAAAACTGGTTTGTTTTATGACTATAAGGGAGAAAACCCAATTGAAGTCTATAAAGACTCAACCCCACATCTATTCTTAACACGACATAGTGGATGGAGAATGAAGGGAGAATTTTCTCCTAACCTTGACCGTGGTATTTTGATACCAGTAAACAAAGAAAAAGAATTAAACTTTAATATCAGTTCTTTACAACTATGGGTTAAATTTGCAGGTTTAGAATTCCCTAATGTTGAAATGAGAGTCTTTAGTATTTCACATAAAAACGGAGATTTTGATTTTTATTTAGTTGGTGATAGTAGTACCCAACGAGGATATATTTATGCAAAAAATAGAGAAACGGATGCCATAGAAACATCATTCCAGTATCATATAAATGGTCAACTTGTGGATAGTCCATATCTAATAAATGAAGAGTGGTACTGTCTTGGTATAGCATTTACTGAACTTGTTGACTTTTCTGAGTACTCTGGATTTATTTCTTTGAATGGCCCAATGACATATAATAACGTATCCTTCTCTGTTGCAACAAACCTAGAGTTGGAGCAAAGAGTTACAAACAATTCATGGTCTGCTGTTAGTGCATCTGGAACATGGGATTATTGGGAAAATTCATTTATTTGGGATAACGTATTTATTTTAGATGTGTCAAATGTTTACGATATTGACCCATCGGATATCTATGCTAGATATGTTGGAACAAATAAGATTATTTTTGATGACTCTACAGAAGGTATTTTGGTAGATCCAGAGAAGTTTAAGATATTTGGCGACGTAGGTTGGTCAACTGCTGTCAAAACTCCAGTATAATCTGATATACTTATGGTTATGGATATGGACAAAAACCCTTTAATCAACCCCAAAACTGGTAAGCCTATTGTAGGAAATGTTCGTCGTCAGGTCATTGATAAGCATTATGACTGGGGTCTTTATGTATACAAAAAGGCTGATGGTAGATGGTTTACTGATGGAAATGGTTCTGTTTTGAATATTCCTTCTAATAAAGGTGATGTTAATCAAATTAATAAATTAAAAGAAGCAGCCATGTATTATGGTGATCCTGGTGATGGTAAGGCTGTTTTTGTTCCTGGACTAAACAGGGTATCAGAAGAAGAGTATTCTGAGCAGGTAGAAAGATTGAGATCTGGTTTAATTCCATCAATGAACGACCTGGGAGCATGGAAAGCAGCACAAGATACAGTAGACAAATATGGAAAAGGTGTTTTAGATGAGTGAAGATTTTGAATATGAGTATGTTAGTGCATCACTAAACACTCAATCGGAAAAAGAAAATATTTTTAAAAAGAGTGACCCATTTAATCAAGATTGGGAAAGTTTAAAAAATCTTTTAAACATAGAACAAAATTTTAAAAGACGAACTGCTAGAAATGTAAGCAAGGCAGTTGAAACTTATAGTTCTGCAATTGTTACACAATCTCCAGCACCTACAGAATCTTATTTAGCATCTGCTAGAGCATCTCAAGTAGGAGATGGTGCTGGCTCAAAAACCATTAATCCAGGAACTGTTTATAGAAACGGTTATGGAATTTTTGATGTAATTACGCCTCCATATAATTTATATGAACTTGCTAACTTTTATGATACTTCTTTTGCTAACCATGCTGCTATTGATGCTAAGGTAGAAAATGTTGTAGGTCTTGGATATCGTTTTGAAATGAATTCAAAAACCATGATGAAGTTATCATCAGCAACTGATGAGGCTGCTGTAGAAAGAGCAAGAAAAAGAATTGAAAGACTTAAAATTGAAACAAAAGACTGGCTAGAAAGTTTAAACTCTGATGAGAGTTTTACTGACATTATGGAAAAGATATATACAGATGTTCAGGCAACTGGAAATGGCTACATGGAAATTGGACGTAAAGTTAATGGAGAAATTGGTTACATAGGACATATACCATCAACAACTGTTCGTGTGCGTCGTCTTCGTGATGGATTTGTTCAGATCATAGGACCAAGTTTGGTTTACTTCCGTAACTTTGGTGCAAAGAATAAGAATCCATTGACAGCAGATCCTAGACCAAACGAAATTATACATTTCAAGGAATACTCACCACTAAACACTTATTATGGTGTACCAGATATTATTGCTGCTCTGCCTTCATTAATTGGAGATCAATTGGCTTCTCAATATAACATTGATTATTTTGAAAACAAAGCAGTTCCAAGATATATAATTACTCTAAAAGGTGCAAAACTTTCTCCTGATGCAGAAGATAAGATGTTTAGATTTTTACAGACTGGACTTAAATCTCAGTCACACAGAACTCTTTATATTCCACTGCCTGGAGACACAGAGTCATCTAAAGTAGAATTTAATATGGAGCCAATTGAAAACGGTATTCAAGAAGGCTCTTTCAAAGAATATCGTAAGCAAAACCGTGATGATATTTTGGTAGCACACCAAGTTCCAATATCTAAACTAGGTGGTCAGGATTCTGGAATTGCTTCAGCGCTTGCACAGGATAGAACTTTTAAAGAGCAAGTTGCAAGGCCAGAGCAACATAAAATAGAAAAAATGTTAGCAAAGGTAATTCAAGAATATACAGACATTATTGAGTTAAAGTTTAATGAACTCACTTTGACTGATGAAATAGCACAATCACAAATTCTTGAAAGATATGTCAAAAATCAAATTATGCTTCCAAATGAGGCTCGTGAGATTTTAGATCTGCCACAAGTGCCTCATGGAGATGAACCACTAGAATTAACTGCTAGAGCATCAGCAGACTCTAATGCCAATAATGCAAAAAATAGAGCAAGGGATGCAGAAAGAGTTAATAACTCTTCCGATTCACCAGCAACACTATCTGGTAGAAATCCAAAGGGAGAGGGAAGATCTTCTCAATAGTTGAGATGTTCAATAAAATGTTTGATATAATAGGATTGCTATGAATATACAAAAAGCACACTGGACGACCTCACAGGAAAACGTACGTATATCAATGCCTTTTAGCAAGGTTGATACTGAGCGTCGCATAGTCTCTGGTTTTGCAACATTAGATAATGTTGATAAACAAAACGACATTGTTACTACAGAAGCAAGCGTTGCTGCATTTAAAAACTTTAGAGGTAATATTCGTGAAATGCATCAGCCAACTGCAGTAGGAAAGATGGTATCTTTTAAAGAAGACCGTTACTTTGATCCTAGCAGCAAAAAGTTTTATTCTGGAGTTTTTGTTTCAGCATATATTTCAAAGGGTGCACAAGATGCATGGGAAAAAGTCCTTGATGGAACATATACTGGTTTTTCAATTGGTGGTAACATCAAGTCTTGGGACGATGCGTTTAATGAAGAGTTAAACAAGAGCATAAGAATTATTAAAGATTATGATTTATTTGAGTTGTCTTTAGTAGACAGCCCAGCAAATCAATTTGCAAGTATTGTTTCAATTGAAAAAGCCGATGGCCAAACTGTATTAAAAGGTTCTGCTACAGAAGTAGAATTAGAAAACGTTTTTTGGGATTCAGAATCTGGAATTGTTGTAGTTTCTGAACAAGAGTCAGCAGTAAGTCCAGCAACAGGAAAAGAAATGAAGAATATCGGCTTCGTTGAAAAAAGCGATAAAGAAAATACCGATATGTTAAAGTTCTTAGTTGATAGTGCTAAAGGCATTAAGACAATTAAGATGACAAAGGAGGTAATTCCAATGACAGAAGATACTAACGTAGAGGCAGTAGTAGAAGATACTCCTGTAGTTACTGAAGAATCAAACGTTGAGATTGCTCCAGAGGCTCCAGCAGATGCTCCAGCAGATGCTTCTGCAGAAGAAGCGGTTGTTGAAGAGTCTGAATCATCTGCAGAGGTTGTAGAAACAACTGAAGCAGAAAAGAGCATTGATACTGTAAATCCAGAAGAGGCTATCGTCAAAGCCGTTGCAGATATCAAAGACTCTCTTAATAATGCCTTTGGCGATCTAACAGCAACAATCAAATCAATTAATGATCAAGTTGCTGAACTAACAAAATCAATAGCAGGTGTAACTCAAGATGTAACATCTGTTAATTCAAAAGTTGTTTCTGTTGCAGATGAGGTTGCAACAATTAAGAATGACTTTAATGAGTTTGGAAAGCGAGTAGATAAGGTAGAATCCGATACTGCTTTCCGCAAGTCTGGCGATCTTGGCGAGATCGTGCAGGAATTGGCAGAACAGCCAGTTCAAAAATCCCTATGGGGCGGTCGTTTCCTCAAATCAACCGACCTATTTAATTAATAAAATCACTTAGGAGGTGAAATATATGTCGGAACAGAACAACACAGAGATTGTAAAGAACTATCCAGGTTCAACTTCACCAGCAGGTCAATTGAACTCTGAAGGATCATTCGCTTCAGGCGGAATCGGTTCAGTTACAACTCCAGCAGGCGGTATCCTTGGAAACACACCAACAGCAAACATGGGTGTTACCACAGGACCAAACGCAGTAAACCCAACTGGTACACTAGGAGGTATCCTATTGCCAGAGCAGGCTCGTCGTTTCATTGACTACGTGTGGGATGCAACAGTTCTCGCCCAGGATGGTCGTAAGGTTACTATGAGAGCCAATACGATTGAACTTGAGAAGGTCAACGTTGGT